CTTGCCGACGATCGTCGGCTGCAACGGGACGCCGCCCTCCGGTTTCGGCACGCACTTCGGGATCGCGCCCCACTCGGAGACTTCGCTCTGAGTGTCCACCTGCAGCACAGTGCGCGGTGGCGTCTCTGGAGGCGCGGTGATCGGTGGATCGTAGGACCGATTCTGAGCCATAAGTATTCTCCTCTACGAACTGCTGACGGACCCGCTCAGCGTCTTGTCGAATTTTCCGATCCGCTCGCCAAAATTTTTGTCTGCGGTTTAGGGCGTGACCGGCTCTGCCGAAGTAAGCCATCTCACGCCCCTGGCAGTGCCATCGAAGGCATCGGAGCCTGCGCCATCTGCGGCGATGGACCTGCAGGCTGATTCGGGTTTTGCTCCTGACCCTGCGCCGCGCGCTGACCCATGATCTTCGCGAACAGCGCGCGCTGCAGCGTGCCGCGCAGCAGGTCTTGCAACTGCGTCTGCTGCACGCCGGCGGTCGGGCCGCCCTGCGCGAGGTGCTTGCTCAGATCGCGCAGCGCCTTGAGCGCGGCGTTGTAGAGCGGCGTACCTGCGCCCAGGCTCGGCAACGCTTGCGTAATCAGATCGACGCCGGATTTCACTTTCATCATCGCGTCGGCCTGATTGCCCGGACCCGGCGCGGAAACCTGCGGCATGTTTCGCTGCTGGCTCAGCGCGGCCAGCATTGGGCCGCCGCCAGGAGGAGCAGCGTTAGTTGGATCACCAGCAGGAGGACCAGAAGGAGTTTCTGGCCCGCTGGGATCTGGCATGGTGGGGTCGTCGGCCATCGATGTCCCAAGAGGACGAGCGACGCGTAAACTACCCCTAGATTGTACATCAATGCAACACGAGGCTGTATTACTTCGGCGCACGTCCCCCGCCACCGCCCTTACGCGCTGGCAACCGAAGCACATCGCGGATCAGTTCCTTCTGATCCTGTTCCTGAGCGGCCTTGGCCTGTTCCTTCTTGCGATCCCTGAGCCGTTTGATGATCAGCTCGGCACCGGGCGGATGCAGCATGTGCACGAGGTCCTCGGCGTCGATCGCGCCGGCGCGGGCGAGCGCAATGGCGACTTGCCGGTTGTCCTCGGCGAACGCCGGCGACGCGCTGTGGCTGTCGACCATGACCTGAAAATTCTCAGGGAGCTGACTGAGCAAGAACTCCTGGCCGTTGTCGCTCTTGTAGATGAACGCATCCATCGCCTGCATGATGCGCAGGCCTACGTAGCCGGCGTCGGCGAGCTGGCGCTCGATGCGAGCGGCCTGATCAATGAGGCGGGGGGAGGAGGTCCGCACCAGAGTCTGCGCGTGAACGCCAGCTCGCACACCGGGCTCGCCTTGCCCGCTCATGATCGGCGAAAACCCGCTCGCTTCGTCGAACATTTTCCAGATGAACTCTAACTCCTCGAGGTAGTGTTCGGGCGGCGGCTCGAGGAGCTTCTGCGCTTTGGCATTTGGATTCGGATCGGTGATGAACCCGCCTTCTGAAATAATTTTGTAATACATCTCCTCGGTCACTGACGTGAAGCCGCTGAGCACCTGCGGGGCGTTCACGTTTCTATCCCACATGACTTTCAGATCTCTAAGTCTCTTGTTTAAGAGATCTTGTAACATTTGGATGTCGGCAATGATCGAGCGGCCGAAGTGATAACCGGGCGTCGGCTGCGCTTGTACTTTGATGAACGAGGAGCGGCCGGGAATACGTGACAGATTGCGCCGCGTGTTCTCGCCTTCGATCACGATGTCCGGATAGACGACCTGCAGTGTGGTCCAGTCACCGGCGCGATCGCGATCCTTCACCCACAGCTCGCAGAAGCGGACCGTGCGCGAGATCTTGCGCTGTGGTCGATACGGCGTGGGCACGGGAAAGACATTCACGATCCCCGCCGCCTGCGTGTTGCCTGCTTGCGACTGCGCATCCGCCGGATTGCCGAGCGGCTGCAATCCGCCGACAATCATTTGGTGCCAATAAGTCGGCAGCTCTTCGTCTTTTTCATTTGGTCGCGCCTCGGCAATGCGCGCGATGATCGAATCAGCGTGCGGATGTTCAGCGTCCTCGAGCCATGAGCGCAAGCGCGAGAGCGTCGGATAGGAGATATGACAGAAGGCCTCCTGCTCCTCGAGGTCCTGCACCGTTTCGCTGAGCACGCCCATGTTTTGCGGGTGCACAGGCGCGAGCTTGAAGGTTTGGTTGTCTGACGGGCGCGCTTTCAGATAGTGACAGCCGTTGATCAGGCTGTGCGTTAAGGTTTCAGCGAACACGACGTCGGCATCAACAATACGGAAGTCTGCCGAGAGCTTTTCGCCGATGAGCTGCGCGCGCTCGAGCACTTTCTCATCCTCGCCCGAGTCGAACACGACGTTAAATCGCACATCGGTTGGTTGGTAGAGAAACCCGCTCAGACGGTCACAGAAGGATTTTGTTTTGTTGTATATCGCCGCTCTCTGGTCGTACGAGCCTTGGTAGTAGTACTGCATCGCGCGGGTGTAGATCATGCCGCGATCGGACGCGCTCGACATGCACTCGTCGATCGTTTCGCGACACCACTCCTCGAGGTCGGTAACTTTTTTGGGAATCTTGAGCGTCATTACCAGACCTTGATGGCGTTCTTTTTGCTGTTGGCGATGAGATCAGGCTGCGTGCCGGCCTTGAGCGCTGAGTGCAGCACGTCGAGGCCTGAGCCATACTTGAGGCGCGTCTCACGGCCGAGCGCGATCGCTGTCTCGAGCGCCTCCTGGCCGATCCTCATCGTGGTGGAGGTCGGACCCGCCCACTGCGAGGCGGTAGGCGGCGCGGCATCCTTGTAGCGGACCTTCGGCACCTCGCCGTCGCGGGCGACAGCATTGAAGTCAGCGACGCCGTAGTCCTGGCTCGCGATCTCCTGGGCGATCGCCACTGCTCGCGAACGATTCGAACCGCCGAGGGCGACCGGCTTGAACTCTTGCTGCATCTCGCGCGCGTCGCACCGCGGGCAGGTTGGCGGTGGCTCGTCCCACGCGGCCGAATCTAAAGTTACGTCCGTAAGGTACCCGCATTCCGGACACCCATATGTTCTGATGATTGGCATCGTCTAACTCCGTAAAGGCGGCAGCGCCCAGCCGTAGGACCGCCATCCACGTCTATTAGACGCTGCCGCCACCTGCCGAGAGGAGGTTGGTTCCCGGCCGGATCAGAAACGTTCCTGTCGACGCTGCGCCTTCTGATTGATTTTGCGAACGTGTTCTGAGAAAGCGAAGCTCAACATCGTCCCAGGATCCTGTGGCGGTCGCTCGCCTTTCACGCTTTCCCACGTGACATTACGAGCTATCAGTCCGGGACGTTTCCATTCAGTCCACGCATGATGCGCTAAAACAGTCGCAGACACCAAATCATCGTTCTCGCCCGTGTCCTGGCCAGCGCCAAGGTTGCCCTCGTCTTCGACGATTGCCTGCAGCTGCTGCACGAGCTTGAGCGACCGTATCTCCAATCTGCGCAGCATCAATGAGTCGCGCAATTCGGAGAAGGTCTGCCTCTTGTTGTCGTAATTTGTTTTCCAGGCGATCACATTGCCTGCGCCACCCATCGTGTCGGGCCTCTTGTACAAGAACCACCGGACGCTCCCGATCATGTTGAGAATTTGGTTGACGTTCGGCTCGGACTGCAGGATGCCGCGCTCGGCGAGCTGCCGCAGATTGCGCACCTCGGGCAGGATCGCGGCGCCGACGCCGGTCACCTCGAGATTGGCGAGATGATCGCGATAGGCCCCCGCCATATGCGCGAGTACCCACGCGATCTGATAGGTGAGCGGTCTGTTAGTCCTAAACTCAGCGACCTGAACAAGCCGATCGCTGTAACATCTGAATACTTCGATCGCGTGATCGTTTGCATCGCCACCCCCACCGCCGCTCGGATCGATGCCGATAACATACACCCCTTGCGGGTCTGGTGGCTCCCACACTTTCAGGTCGGCGAGGTCGGGGTCAGTAGTCTGCTCAATTCGGCTTGCAAGAAAGCGCTCCTCGAAAGCATAGCGATAGCCTTTGTACGGAGGGCCGGCGGCCAGTGATTCACCGATTTCAAGAGTGCGTTGTGCTGGAAAAAAATGACTTCCTGAAGCGATAAAGCACTCGGTTTCCGTCCATGGATAATGACGAAGCATGTACTCTTCTTGCCGGTACTCAGACTCGCGTCGCCACCATGCGATCTGCTCAGGTCGCACAGTGACTCCGTACTCGCGTTTAACATAACGTGCTCGCTGGATCTCTTCGGGCGTCAGTGATCCGTCCCAGTAGGTCTTGTAATCCTCGTTGTCTTTCGGGATCGTGTATGTAGGATTCGACCAAAAACCAGCGAATATAAAACGCATGTGACGATCTTCTTTCGCCCTCATGCAATGGTGGTACCACCAGTTGAATCCGTTCGCGATGCTCTCCCAAATATACAAGCGATGCGGATTGATTTGTGCGAGCGAGGCTTTCAGACTTTCGACACCGGCGAGCGATTTCCACGTTCCGCATTCGGTGGCGTGCAAGCAGTTGATTGCTCGTGAAGCACCGAGGTCCGGGTTAGTGCCAGCAGCCAGAAGGTCAACCGTCGAGCGATTCGCAAATACGAGCCCGTTACGATTGTTGGTAATGATCCTGTGCTCTGGCCCCCGCCACTGGTCAGGCAATGTTTCCAGTAGCGCCGCGAAAATCCGACGTATGCGTTCCAGATTGTCCGTTCTATCAGCGATGATCGCGGCCTGTAGACCAGGGTTGGCGAGCGCCCAGAACAGCTCGATGACGGAGACGACTGTGGTGATGGCGACTTGGCGGCACTTGAGGACGCAAAACTCATGAACATCGTCCTGCAGGCCTTGAGACACAGCGTCGAGGACGAGGCGCTGTGACATCCACGGTTCGACGTGCGTCCTCCCGTGTTCTTTTGTATCGATCTCAACGCTGGCCAGGAGGCTGTACAGGCCCTCCCGTATGCTGGCTGGCACCGGCAGCTCCCTTGGGCGGATCCGGGGCGTCTTTGTAAATCACCCCGAAGGCCTCGGACAAGAGCTGCAACCACTTCTGGCGTTCCTGCGGCGGCCACACTGCGTGCGCTTGCGGTAGATGCCCGAGCAGCGCGCGCACAAGCGGATCGAGTCTGCGGCGGTTCACGTCATTATCTCCGTCTTCGTCATCACTCCCGAGGCTGGGGGTCGGTCGTTTCACCATGGCGTTCCTCCTCTCTGATTGCCGGGACCCGGCGGAAGTACGGATTGAGTTGAGTTTGCGGATTGCCGAGGCGCTGTGGCGGTGCGGTGCTCTGAAAGAGCTTATCGCCCTGGCGGCGCTTATGCGTGCTGTTGAGAAAGACCCAGCTCGCATCGGTCGATGTCACAGTGCGCGGCTCTGCCTCGGTTGGTATGCCCGCGTCGAGCTGGGTGGGATCGCCGGCTAGACGCGGCGGAAACATATTCTGGTTGATCTGCTGCAGCGTCTGCAGAACCAAGCCGAGCGTGGCGTCGATCGCCTCGAGCCGCTCGGCGATCCTCTGCATCGGGTCGTATGGATCTGTCGTTGTCATGGCTTACTCGGTAGCGGTTGCGGGACAAGTACCTTGCCGATTCCTGGATAATCGATGATCACGAACGCTGGAGCGGCAATCGGGTGTACTGGTTGCCCACCTGATGGTGGAGCAA